GTAACAAATACATAAGGAACACGATCTCCAGATGCTACGATGTCCATCTTGTCTCTTTCTTGTCGCTTTCTAGCAAGAGCCACGTGTGGAATATTAGCAGGACACCTTTTGAAAAGGCATTCCTTTTTACAACTCGGACAAATGTGTTCTGTTTCTAGAAATTCCGCGATGTGAGACTTGTTCTTATTCTTAAGTGTATGAACATTAGTTATGTTCATTTCTTTCTTACCGATTACACTCAATTCGTAGTAAGTCTTGTCGCACTCGGTACATACAGCTTTGTTATCAAAAGCATAGCCAGCACGCAAACTCTTTGAAAGTAGTAATTGTTTCATCGGAACTTCAGAATTTACAAGCATACGAATTTTATCACGGGCATATTCTTTAGAAGTTTCAATTACTTCTTCCACTGTATCGAATTCATAATTTAGAACTTTGTCATTCTTAAGAATGTACTCGAAAATCTTCTTTGAGTTTTCTCTTACAAATTCACAATTGTCTCGGCGAACAACTTGAATACCCTTGTAGTCGATGTAATCAAAACTTTTTGGATTAGTCCAGAATAGACTTGCGTATCTCTTTTTTGAAAATAGAATGAATGGATACATAACTTTTTCAAACTCAAGCTCGATAGGTTTCTTAAATGTTTTTGAAATTCTATCGGAACATTCTGGCGCTACCTTGAAAACATAATCCATATGTTCTTGACCTTTGAGATCACTCTTAAAATTTACATAAATAGAATCCGTGTCTCCATAAACTACTTCACAGTCGTACCATTCTTCGGCACACTTCTTTGAATGTGCGATCATTCCACGTCCGCATGCTGTAACAGCGGCTGCAATTCGCTTGTTTGGTAGTCGACCATATTTAGCACCAGTAAAACCATAAATACTATTCATAGAAACTTTGATAGCAAGCTGAACGCCATTAAGCACTGCGTAAAGATTTTCATCTTTAAGACCTTTCATCTGTTTACGAATAGCTTTACGTTCTTTCCAAAGACGATCTAGAATTTTAGGCATAATACCTGTGCGATTTTGTACGAACCTTACATTGACATTTCTTTTGATTTCATTGCCATCTGCGTCAGTGTCGTCTTCATCCCAATTCATATCAAAGTATTCAATTCCTGGAAGATTGTCAAACTCGGGATCTTCTACAATGGTTGCGTAGTCATAATTATGAGCTATCATAATACTAGGATACAGACTGGCAAAATCAAGACCTGCGATAGGTTCAAAATGTGCCCCTGGTTTAGCATCTAAAACAGTTGCTCCTGTAAACTTTTCATCTTCGTCGAGATCATCTTTCGGTTTGTAATCTACAACCGGAATGAGATATCCTTCTTTCTTTGTTTCATAAGCGATTTGTGTATGGACGCGAATCTGTTGTCCTCGCAACTCGATGTATTGCATTGGTACCATAGTGATATTAGCCATACCTATCATATTAGTAATAATTCTCAGTTTAAGCATAAGGTCTATAAGTAGCCACGTGTCCTGAGCGCAATACTTCACAACGAGTGCTATCTTATCTTTTGTGGATGTGTTATAATTAAATAGATCTGATGGCGAAAGATCGTCTTTCTTATCACCCGTGAAATGCTCGGCGACTGAATTAAGTTTGTAAGATTCTAGTTTGTGTTCTTTCTTGATGATAAACATCATATCAAATTGAGTAATACCAAACATTTTAAGATATACCATTGTGTTATCTCCGTACGCCGATGTATTCAACTGATCTTCTTGTTTGATAGCTGGTTTTTCAGTAATTCTACTTAAGTTTTCTAGAATGTATTCGATGCCGAGAACCTTAGCGCGGGCGATGAGGTATTTCCAATCGAAACCATATCCGTTGTATTGAATTAGAATGTCTGGATCTGTAGATAGGATGAATTTAACCCAGCCTTCAATAAGTTCTTTTTCACTGTTGTATGTTTCAATGATGATTCCTTCAACAGGATCGCAATCATTGTCTATTGGGCTTTTAATAGTTACTACGTGCTTAATCTTTTCTTTTGTATTGAACTTGTAAAGGCTTGTTCCGATTTGAGTAATGATATCATTTTCTTTTTCTGGATCGGGAAATTCATTGATACCGAGATATCTCGATGAGTATGAAAAAGCCTCAATGTCCCAAGATCCGAGAGTAAGATTACACACTTCGTTACATTCGATTTTCTCTACGTTATTATAATTTGATGTGTAACTGTGTTGACACCTCGACATATCTGGAAATGAACAAATCTTACTTACTGTTATCCAACCAGACATTTGAATATCTGCCTTATGAGTAAAACGAAGATAAGGTTCAATATTAGATTCATAAAGTTCGAATTTTAAATTTTCTGTTGTGCTTATCGACGAAATCTTAGGCAATTTGCGCGGGTCTTTTGGATTGAGAATCCACTTGATTTTATTGAATGTCGTAAGATTTTTACAAATGAATCTCAAGAACTTGTATTCTCTTTCATTAGTAAAACCTTTGTACTTCTTGCGAGATACAACACTTACACTCTCAAGGTCTTCTTTATTTCGGAAAAGTTTATTCCTGATGTATTTTTCAACTTCCTTTCTTTTGAAAGTATCGAATGTGTCCTGATACTTATCCGGGATAAGAGCAAAGAAATATGGTTTGTAACCTTCGAATCTCATACAAACTGATTCTGACTCTTTATTTACGCCAAAAGCATAGATGTTATATCTAGTGTCTGGGTATTCTCCGTCCGGATCATCAGTTTCATCAAATGCTTCCCATGACAGTACTTGAAATGTAATTTCATCTAATTCGGAGGTACTTTCTTCGCGGATAAATGCTTCCATAGTAGAAATGTATATCTCATCTATTTAAATCTGTTTAAATTATATACAAATTTGCAATAAATCTAATTGGTGATGAATGCTAATGTAAATATTATACTTCCACCTAATGTAATACCTTTTAGGATTAGTCTTCCATCTGATGTTGATATTCCGAATATGGTAAAATCAACCCATCTATTTGACAAAATGTCACAGAGTATCAGCCACTCAACTGAGTTTGCAATGTCAAATGTTGTTGAGGCGTTAATTACATTGATGTCTTTAGAAACCAATGAATTAATTGGTAATCTATACAAAAATGTTTTTATAAACGAGTAAGACTTAACGTAGTCTAGAATAGATTCTCTTTTACTTGCGTATGTGTATATATAAAACAATAATGCCGATTGTATAAGCGTATAAATTATACCACAAACAAAAAGATATCTATCAAAAGGTATAAAATTATTAAATGTGTTGTAAAATGTAATATCACTCTGAGGTAAAATATTCCTTATAAAAAGCGATACATTTGCGGCTCCTATAAGCGTGCTAAAAGAAATTATAGGATTTAACAACTGTATTGTTTTTGATATTTTATTCTTAGTTATAGAAATGTCCATGATTAAATTATTAATACAAGCATTTTCCAAGAAATATTCTTGAGGTAATGACAAAGCATTTATTAATTCATTTATTTCTGTGATGTGTTTTTTAAGAATGAATACAATCGTAAATAAAAATAAAAAACAAAGAAGTCTCGAATAAAACCAATCTATAAGTATACATGTAAAGAAAATGTGACTATTTCCCGTAATTAATGTTGGCCACATATATTCGTTGTTAAATGCGGGAATGTCAATAAAATTTGATACTACCGAAAGTATCGTACATATAATTATTATAATAGTTTTGAATTTTTCACAATTTAGTATTTTTTCCATATGATTACACCTGTAATACTTTTTCGACCACAAATGAATCAATGGTACATTTACGTGAGTTAAAAAAGATACTAAATGACGTGTATCAGATAACATTGTCCACAATCTAAAATTGTAAACACATTGCATCCATAATAATATATTCACAAATATGAAGTATAATGTATAAATTAAGTAAAATAAAACATTAGACCTCTTAAATTTTTTATTGTATTCTATTCCTATTTCAAATTCACATTTGGGTTCCGAATACTTAATCATATTGAGATTATACATCAATTTAAATTTTTCGTGGGGGAATGTAATATTTTCATCTCTAAAAATGTCTATTTTCGATAAACACGGAAAGGATGTATCATAAGCCTTTATTCCAAGAATAAATAAAATATTGTCTAACATAATAGAATGACAAAGGCAAACTTAATTATACCAATTATAATTTTTTGTATATTAGTACTTCTTGCATTCAATTCATGTACATCTTCTTTTAAGACTAAATCTGGAAAGACATACAAGGCAAGTAGTCTTGAGGCAGCGGAGATACTAGATACGTTGCGTGTTATATCCATAGATTTATCTTATGAAATAGAAGCTGGTCGTGGGAATTTATTACGCAAGAAATTACAGAACACGAGTTATAAGGAATTAATAAATCAAGACGATAACATTTTAGCTTGGAATTATGACAAAGGGCGTGAGATAGGATTTAAGTTGCATCAAGACAATGGACTGTATTATCCCGCAGATCATATAATAGAATCACTTTTACATGAACTAGCACATTCAATTTCAAACACGGTTGGTCACGGCGCCGAGTGGAAAAGTAATTATAATTATCTACTTAAATACAAAGATAAATACACGAATGTTTTAAGAAAAAAAAATAAAATTCTAAATTAAATGGAATGAACGACCTTTTCATAGGAGGAGGTGGATATTCAGGGTTTCATTTTATAGGAGCTCTTGAATACATTCATCAAAAAAAATTACTGGATCTTAAAAATTTTTATGGGACTAGTATAGGCGCCTTAATAGGTATATTATACATATCTGGAACAGATCCTAAAAGTATGATAAATATGTTTCAAAAGATAAAACTTGAAGAAATTGTAAAATACGATTTCACAAATATTCAAAGTGGACTAATTGACGATTCTCTTTTAGACACCTTAATCAGTTTCGTAACAGATAAATACAAAGACGGTGTAACTCTAAATGAGTTTTCTAAAAACAGTGGTGTAAATGTAAATATATACACGACATGCGTCACAAGGAACGAATACACATGTCTAAGTAACGAAATGTATCCTGAAGTTAAATTAAAAGATGCTCTAAAAGCATCTATGAGTATACCATTTTTATTTAAACCTATTGAAATAAATGGGGATACATTTGTTGACGGCTGTTGTAAAAACTTATATGGATCTCCCCCTAAGGAGATATTTATATGTGGTTATAGTATAATTCTTAATAATAAGTCCAAAAGTTATCCATTTCAAGTAATGTGTTCTATATTTACACGTGAAGCACCTAACAGTACTTTTTTAATAAGTATAGAAAATGAAGTTGATGCAAATGTTTATCTTAATTTAGATAAAATGAGATCTAAATTTATAATAGATATGTATAGAAATGGTATTTATACTGCTAAAAGAAACTTAGAATAAAAATTAAATTACTTTGGTATAACATCTTTTAACCATTTCTTCTTATTTGCTAAATACTCGATGTATGAATACTGTTTAGGAGTCTTGTTATCAATGTATATTATACTCTTTTTAGCTTTATTATCTTCGATACTTTTATAAGAATTTCTAAGTTTTTGAACTACAACTGAATAATCTTTCTCAGTAGACTGTGTGCCTGGTAATGAAATTTCGAAATCCGGAATAAATTGGATATCCCTTTCTGAAACTTCCGGCACACTCGTCATACATTTCTTAAATTTGGACATTTGTTCTCCATTATATAAAAAATCTGAAGTGTGTTCTGAGAAAATGAAATGAGGAATTCCATTTTTTTCGCACATTTTAATACATAGTTCAGACATTGTATTATATTCTATGAAATTGTGAAATATAATACAACATTTTGTAAATTTCAATTGATTACACATTTCTTCGACGAGTGTCTTAGCATTCAAAGACTTTCTGAATATTTGTAACATATTTCTATTACAAATTTTACTGATGTGTCTCATTTGCTTTCCGTAAAAAATATTTATCCTGTGATTTGGATCAATGTTTTTAGATGTAAGTCTTCTAGACATCTCTGCATAATTGTCCCAGGATGTGTCGCATACAACAAGAACGTTCATTGTCACATCTCAAATCTATTTTAACTCTAATTTAAGTTTTATTTTGTAATAAATTACATCTATTTATTGTAAATGTTAATTCTAATCTTAGCTTTTATTATTACGCTTTTAGTTCTCTACTTAATTAATAGAACATTTAACAATTTCAAAATTGAAAAAATAAAAATGCCCTTTAAATTGGACATAAAGTCCGATAAAATAATTATATTATCTAAAAAGGGATGCCCTTGGTGTCAAAAATTAGATCCTTATCTTGATAATTCAAAAAATGAATACGTCAAAATTAATGTAAATGATGACGATACATTTAATTTCGATGAAAAGTTCACGGATCTAAAACAAGAAGAAAGAGAATCAATTATTAAAGGTTCGAAAGACCTTTTAGAAAATACCGGTTATTATTTTCCGACTTTAATCTATAAAAACGAATACATTATAGGCTTCCCAAAGGAAAAAGAGCTTAACAAACTTTTTAATGAATAAATACATTTGTATTACATTACATTAAGTATATGTATAAAAAAATAATAGTAATAGGGGACATCCGCGGCGATTCTAAAGTTCTTGTGAAGTCATTAAAATTAGCAAATCTTATAAAAGACAATGAATGGATAGGAAAAGACACATTAGTAATTCAAATGGGTAATACACTTTCTGGAAAGAGTACTATAAGTCCTCCTCTAAATAAAGAGTACAACGAAAGTTCAGAAGAGATTAAAATAGTTAATTTATTAAGCCTTTTTGATTCTAAAGCTAAATTACATTCCTGTAAGATTGTATCTATACTTGGTAAACATGAATTATTGAGTTATTATCACGGTAAAGATGATTTATTCATGAAACAATACGTTAAAAGTAAGGACGAAAAAATTTATAAAAAAATGTATAATATTTCAAGAAATAAATTCTGGAAACCGGGTAATGAAGGAGGCAAGATTTTATCTAAAAGACCTCTTTACGTTTTAATAGATAAAATACTTTTTACTAATTTCAATTTATCTACACATTCAGATGTCAATGAAGATGAAATTAGTAAAAATAAAAAAGACGTTGAAAATTGGCTGATGTCCGGTAAAAATAAACCAAAAGTAATTTCAAAAGAAATTAATGGTGTAGATACAAAAATTGATTGTAATATTCTTAACTTAAATTGTGATAAAATTATTACAACTAATGCAATTCAAAATAATGACACAAATAAGATAATAAATGTTAAAACGGATTCTTCGAGAGCATTTGGTGAAAATTGTATCGAGATTTTAGAGATAATTACCAAACCATATTTTATTCTTAAGAGGATAACAGAAAACAAATGTATTATAGAGCTTTGAAAATGTTTGTGTATTTAGGATCTACATTATGGAATTTTCCATTTGTGTCATACTCCGCGTAAATGTGGCCGGGTTTCATAACACAAGTGATGTCAAACTCGCAAATTTTGTATTTATGAATTTCTTTGAAAAATTCATTCAATTCTTTATAAAATTTAATGTATTTTTCATTCCATTTTTCCAAATTTATGTCTACTATGCCGTATTCGTTGTCATTCTCTATTGTAGACTTGTAAATAGTTCCATTGTGAGTTTGCGTTATCATCCCTCTAGTTTCACCCATCACAAGCATATAACCAAATAGTTGATACAGATCGTATTCATTTTTTCTAACATTTTCCTTTTTCATTCTTGTTTTGATTTCAATTACCATGTCTTTATCGGTTGCATCGTGTAGACCTTTAAGTTTCCAATTGTGATTAGGATCTGTGTAGTGCCACAATTTATTATTTCCCTTTGTGTACTTGGAAGTCTGAATTACAAGTTTTTCGTTGTTTCTACCACAGTCTTTTTTAAGATTATCGCGTACAATGGTTAGCGCTTTTGAAATGTCAGTTTCGTCAATGTCTGGAACATTTGATTTAAGTTCTGAAATAACCTTTTGTTCGATGTTACTAAATTCTTTCGGGTCTTTAACAGTTTTTGAAAAAGAACTGTAAGATTCTTCGATGGGTCTCTTTAACGATGGGCCTTTTAGGGGACAGATATTACCAGATCTAATTAGTTTTTCTTTGAAAAGTTTAGGATATTCGCGACACAAAAGTAACATTATAATTTTGTTTCTTGGTTCATATTTATTCTTACCACACGCCGCTCCAATATAAGAAATTTCAAGGGTATCCATGTAATGTAATGTAATTAATTTAATGTAATGTAATGTAATGTAATGTATTTTTAAACTTATTAAAAAAATGTAAAAAAATGTATCGTATTGTTAAATATGATATCATTATTCCAAGCAATAATAGCATTTGTTCTATTGGGCCTGGGAGCTTTTTATTACTTCAAGACACTGTCCTCTCCGGAAACACCGAAGTCGGAAGACTTTGATCCACTCAAAGATGTTGAAGCTGAACCAGATATTAAACCAGCTAAACCGACGCCGACCGTTGCTGATGAACCGGATGAAAATGTAGAACCCGAAATAAATATATCGTATTCATTCATAGAAAAAGTTCCAGATACCCCTGTTCAGCCTACTGTTACAACGACCCCGGCACAACCTTTAATACCTGGAAAAGCCGGAACAACTGTAAGTGTAAATAGAAGTTTAACTAACGTAGAGAGTATAAGATTTGAAAATAAAATTAAAAGACATTTTATAAAAAATTCATCCGAATGTGTTGCTATTATGAACGCTAGATTGATAATGAGTTTTGTAAAAGGAAGATCCTTTAGTACAGAACAGATAAAGAAAATGACAGAACCAGATAGAGAAGAATTTAAGACTGATGATACACCTAACGGATTTGTACCAATGATAGTGATGAAAGATTACGGTATGACAATGAATCGCGGCGGTGGGAGGGAAATTATGCAACGTTGTGGGTGATAAATTAATAGATTATTTTAAACTTGTTAAAAGTAAAAAAGTTAAAAAAAATGTAAAAAAAATGTATTGTATTTATTAAATATGATATCTTTATATCGGACAATAATAGTATTTATTTTATTGTGTATTGGAGCTTTATTTTATTACATTTCTCGTAAGTCATCTGAAGAGCCGCCAGATGATTCTGATCCATTTGAACCCAATGAACCCGAACCCGATGAACCCGAACCCGATGAACTCGAACCCGATGAACTCGAACCCAATGAACTCGAACCCATTGAACCGGTTAAGACTACACCAGTCGTTTCTGACGAACCAGATATAAACACTGATCCGGAAGTAATAATTACTACAACTAAACAAGATGATGATTCTGAACTGCCGGTAAAACCCACTCCTACTACAACACCCGCGAAACCGTTAGTCCCCGCTAAAAAGAGGACCGCTCCAGTTGTCACTCAACCCTTATCAACCCCTATCCCCTCCGCCCCTAGACTATTAACCCCTAAAGAACTGGATATATTTATGGGCAAAATCAGGACCGAAGTTAAGATCCGTAGCGAGTTTAGACGGAAACAAATATCTGACGTGGAATTAGAGGAGTTTTTATGTGAAATGAATTTCTTCGACAAGCACGTCACGGATATTGCCAGTAAAACATATATTAGTGAATCGGACATCGAAGTGCTTTTGGACCCTAAAATAACTCGAATGGATAGCATCTCCAAGGGGGGGTTTACACCATTGGAAATTATAGAAGCTTTCCAAAAATTTATGAGAGATGGGGGAAATGAGGCGAAACATAGGATGTGTCGAAAGCGCGCGCCGATAAAAATAGCTCCGCCCGTTCCTAGACTATTAACCCCTAAAGAACTGGATATATTTATGGACAAGTTAAGTGATTTTGAGGCCACCGCCCTCGAGAACATGAGTAAACATTTATCGGCAGACGACTTCGAGCAGCGCAGATGTGAAAGCAATTTCATCAGCAAAACGATGATTGATATTGCTAGTAAAACATATATAAGTGAATCTGACATCAAAGCGATTGTGGACCCTAAAATAACTCGACCGAAACTCATCTCCAATGGGGGGTTTATACCGATGAAAATTACAGGAGCTTTCAAAAAATTTATGAACGTTGAGGGGGCGTCGTCGATGAGAATGTGCCGTCTGCCCCGGCGCGCGCGCCCTGGTCCCCCCAGCAATGACCGCATAAATGAGAATGAGATTGTAATAGGGACCCGTGGAAAATTCGCAAACGAAGGAGGCGTTGATGTAAATAACGGAGTAGCTCAGTTACATTTTAAGCCTGCTAAGACAGCTGAAATATATATCGAACACGTCGATGTACACATAGCAGACCCTGTAAATAAGAACGGTTCTATAACATTTATATACCAAGGTGGAATTAAACACAAGTTCGTATTTGTTGGTAACGAAGGACTTCGGTTCCGGAAGCAGGATGGAACGTTTGGTCCCAACCTCGGCGTAGGAGATGTTTCTAAGACCGTGCTCACCGGTATGGGATTAAACTATCTAACATACAAGATAGAGTGTTTAAGAACAGCTGGAAGAAATACGTGGTACTTTAAACCGTTACGATTAGATAGAGGCCTTATTGGTATCGAACTATCCGATAATGCAGATTGGGGAGGTCTAAGAGGTGTATATATTAATGTTCAGATTACTGGGCGGTCCCGCACACAGGTTGAGCGACACAAGCAAGAAAGGAATGCTGTCTGAATTTAGAAGAGGATGGCCAAATGGAACTATATGGAATATTAAAGGAGCAACTGGTAATGATAGTCAGAGGTGTCATGACATCTGTAAAGAATTGGGTTATAATTATTTCACGCATAATCCTCCGCCAGCAGACGGAGGCCGTGGTTGTTTCAGGGGGAGGTAGCGTTATCTCAACTCAGTATGACTGGCCACCAAATGCTAAGACTCGACGTGTAGTCTAAATAATATCAGGGTTTAATATTGTAAAAAAATACAATATTTAATAAATATATTTAATACATTAATAAACAAATGGAAGACTATGCTATTAATGTAATAAATTCTATTGATGTAAAACCAGATACTAATAGATACATTCTAGCAATGAAAAAACACATCCAAGATCCAGACGCTTTTCATGGCCAAATGAATAATTTTGTTTCAAATTTCCAAGAAAGCATCTCTAAAAAAACTTTAATGTTAGTCCGAGAATACAATCAGATGTATCAAAAATGGGCAAATGAACAAACTTTATTACAAATGGCTAATAAATTTGATGCCGAACAGATTTCAGACATGTTTAGTGATTTTAATGTTTCACCGAGTGTAGATTCTGTTCTAAGAGGTATATCTAAAACCAGTGTATCTAAGAGAAAGGGGCCATCTAAAAAGAAAAGAAATTTAAAATAAATCAAATTTAAAATAAATCGAAGTAGTCAGTACCTGTACCAAACTCATCAAAAACAGGTACATCATCACGCACCCAATGTCTCGCGTCTAAATTTGGTTGAGGCCCTCCTTGTTTTTTCCTATATTGAACGGTTTTAATACCGAACTTATTGTAAGCTATAAATGGTTCATGTGTTTCGGCATATTCTTTTCCAAATAAAGTTACCATACGATCGTGTAATTCGTTCATGTCTAAGTCTCTTACATTTCTATTACCAGCTTCTGGAACGGGCGAGGCCTTAGCCCCGGAGAAGTAAGTATTTGGTTCATCTGCGTTGTATTCACCGTAAGCCATTTCTCCAAAAGAAGTTGTAATAGAATTCTTAAGTTGCGATAGTCTAATAGGAGCGTAATTTACTAAGATTTTGTTATATATTTCCTGGTTCGTGGAGTTTTTACTCGACCAATTGCTTAGGGTAGTATCTAATACATTTGCGTAATCACTTGGTCTAGACCATCCTGTTGCTGCCGCAGTTTCAATTTTAGAATTTAATTCCTTTAGATCTTTCTTAACTTGGGTTAAGAATAAAGCAGATCCATTCTTTCTTTCTCTGAAGTCAAATGAGTTGTCATCGTTAAGAATTAATGAAATGTAAGAAATTTTGCCGTCGTCTGATACACTATGGACGAAAACTGGGAATTTAGTCATTCCAGCCGAATATAGTTCTGGGTATCTCTTCTTAAGTTCATTTTCTAGACTTAATTGTTTCATAATAGCTTCTGAAACGGCTGCTTCATAGACTACAGTTGGTTCAGGTTCCGAAACGTCAGGCGTCTCAAGTAAAGAAGGATCTAATGGCTGAGGAAGCCCAATTAGATTGTAATCTGATGCTAAACGCTTAACTTCCTCTGGTACATCAGAAGATGTTACTAAACCAGGAGCCATTTCTGCTTTTTCTTCAGGATCAAGTTCTAATATTTCATCCGATGCTGATATCTTTTGTTCGTCACAGATTTCACTTAGGAAATTGGAGACGCCCGTTTGATTCTTTTTCCACTTTAAGTCTCCGTTTTCATCTGGACCAAATTCATAAAACGAAACAATCTGTCCTGATACATTTTCAATAAGAACGAGTTTATTGTTACAAGACCTTCTAAGTTGGTCAAGTTCCATTGTAGTTTGGGGTCCTGGTTCAAATCCTGAGCCTGAGCCTGAGCCGCCCGGGTCTTCAGGAATAACCGGGACAACTGGGGCAGGTTCTTCTGGCTTACGAATTAAATTCGTGTCTGGTATACCAGCCTGGTCAAGACAAGTTTTAATCTGGTCTTCTGATAATTTGTCTAACATCCAGTTTATTATCTCTTCAGGCGTTTTATCATCAAAGAAATTTGATGTAACACTACTCATTTATATACATTATATATTATAAAATTATTTTAAATTTTATATTTATTTTTTAGCTTTAGCCTCCTTCAATGTGTCAAAAATACTTTGCGGATCTGTTCCTCCTATTTCTAACAGCATTTCGATGTGATCCTCTGTGTAAATGTTGTACTTATATACAAGTTCCAATACAGCCATATTAATCTTTTGTTTCTTCGAGTCTCTTGTGAATTTTTCTATAATTTCTTTCTTAAGTCCTGAAGCAATGTCTTGTTTTGCCAAATCTTTAATACATTTCGATAATTTTGTAAATTTATTAATGTAGTCCTTGTCTTCTGGGAAAGAAATTACATTTGTTCCTTTTTCATTAAACATAATTTTACGAAGTAACGGTAATAATTTATAATTACCAGATGTACGTTTTAATTCCTCCTTTACGTCTCCTTCTGCCGGAAGATCTTCGAATGTATTGTCAGATTCCCACGGTACAATATCTTCACGAATTATAAGGTCTTTATTAATTGTATCTTCGTCTATAATTTCAGGATCATCGTCATATGGTTTTAGAATGCCCTTTTCATCTGGTCCGGCCTCCACAAATGTTAACATTAAGTCCTCCTTGGGATAAGTGAATTCTCTTGAGTAAATTTGCGCGAATGTCACGGTTTCTGGAATTCCATCGCGGATGTACATTCTTAAATTAGAAGGATTTTTGTAGTAAATTTGGTACAAACCTCCTGCTACGGGTGATATGTGTTCTTCTAATCTAATTAAATTTCCATTCTTGTTTATTTCCGCATCAATAGAACAGTTTTTAAGTATCATTTCGAGGTCTTTATTAATAGAATTCTTTTTGAGAGAAGTTGTTAACATTCTCTGTTCTATAGAGAGAGAATCCAAGTCCCAGAAATTAGAACTTCCTTTTACTTCTGCGAGCATAGCCGCAACATCATCGTCGCTACCTTCTGAAGGTAAAACACTATAATGCCTGTAGATGTCTACATATTGCTCTTCAGCCGGTAAGTTAGAGTGACTGCAATATCTTGATGCACGAGCCAGAATTTGTTCTATTCTAGATTCGTTCCACCAAGGATCTGTGATATGTACTTGTTTGACATTTTTAAATGACACACCTTCCATAACGCTTCTCGTGCCTAATATAATCTTTAGCTGACTTCCATCAGCATTTTGAAGGGAATTGAAAGTGTTTCTCGCCCTATTTATAAGAATTCCATCCTTGTCTTTTGTTTTCGTCTCAGAACTCCAGATGAAATACTTAAGTTTGTCAGATTTATCAGAACCAAATTTTCCTAAACCACAGGCCTCTAGAATTATGCTCAAAGGTTCTACACCATATGTAAGCCAATTTGAAAAGATAAAAACCGGACCCGCAGAATTTAAACTTAATTCTATTATATTAGCAAATTTAGTAGAAAACTGTTTGACGTATTCTAGAGTATCCGATACACTCGTGAAGTTCTGCGATTTAAGTCTGTCTTTGAAAAGAGCCAGGGATTTCTTTTTCTCTTCTGGAGTTTTATTTATTTCATTGGAGTGTTTGGGTAGTGCTATATTACAATACTGTTGTGTAGTAACATACATACCCGTCATAATTTCTTCAGCTTCTGTAGTTAAATTACCAAGTAGTAAATTCTCATATGCGTTTGTTTGATTTTGACCATTTTCAAAATTTTTATCCTTGGCTACGTCAGATTTCAAAGCCTCTATGTATTCTGATTTGTGATTCTGTGAAAAGGCGTGCTCCATCGTGATTATTCTCTTGTAAGGGTACGCATTTGGATTACCTCCTTTGAAGTATGAAATGTATCCAGAACAAATGTAACTTAGAATGTCTTTGTTTATAACACAAGAATTTTCAGAGAGATATCCTACTGGGAAATCCGTGATCTGGGTACAGGTATCATCGTCTGCGCGGAATCCAATAAAATTCTTATAAAACTCAGTAGCACTCAGTGGGAAGGGTATTCTAGGACGAAGTAAATTTATAGTAAGAGCAAGTTCATAAGGATTATCATAAACGGGAGTAGCAGACATAATAGCAAGTTTTAATTCAGGATGAAAATAATACTTGATACAGTTGTACAATTTCTTGTAAAATGTACCGTCTGCCGAAACAAGTCTTTGAATCTCGTCAATGATTAGAAGACCATTCTTGTTAAATAGAGCAGAATCTTGTTTTAATCTGTCACCTCTGGCCGTATTACCCGTCTTTTTATCTGTGCGATATATACTTTGAATAAAAGTCTGATGAGAAACAATATCAAAAGTTCTTCTGATTGTGTCTCTTAGTTTCTTTTGATAGTCATTGTATTTTTTCCTTTCTATATTTACTTTGTTTTGCTGATCTCTAAACATTTTTTCGGTAGACGTTTCGTTTTCTTCAATAGCGGTTAACTTTTCTTCTTCTCTTCTAAGAGATCTCATTTTAGCTAAAAGCATAGCATTATTCTGTTGCGATACGTAAAAGTCTCTTTCTGTTTTTCCTCCGTTTTTAACGAGGCAAAATGAAGGACAAGAAAAGAACTTTCCATTTCTCATTTCTCCGGAAATTTCTTCGTAGTACTGATCTACTAGAGGAGCAGGAACTGTGAAAATAACACGCTCATTTGTAGCATTTTTAAGAGCCTCTGCTATTACAATACTAGTACAAGACTTACCTGAACCTAAGCCGTGAAAAATAAGAGTATTATTGAAATTTGTACTGGGTCCCAAAAGCTGTCCCATAAATTTTTGTTGTGGACCGAGAGACATATCAGATGACTTACATATTTCATCGTTGGATAAATTTATGTAATTTTCTTTGAACTCAAAAGGAGAATCTTCTGGAAATGCTTCTGATGAATAATTAGATCTTATGAAGTCTAACATTTTCTTGTGTGTATAGACACTCGGGTCATTTAATTCTGGAAATGGCCGAGGTTCACATGATAATTTATATTTCTCACTGTCTTCAGGATTGTCGTAATAATATTGTAAACAATCACTCATTGTTAATATAAATTAACATTTTAAAATAGATTCTTTTTCTTAAAAAAATACAATTAGTCCATTAACGAACTTCCGAAAGTGTACCATAAAACCATCGAAAGGATGAAACCAATTGTAAAACCGGCTGCTACAGTGGTAGTTTCATCTAATAAAAAAGGCATAGCTATAAAAGGACCTACGAAGTAAGTCAAGATGGAATAGAAAACCATCGCACCAATGAGCATATTATTCTCTAGGTGATACATATCTTTTAATGTGTAACAAGATTCTTTTTCTCAAAAAATTGAAAACGGTTTATTCAATTTTCTTCATATCGAATCTTACGATGAATTTGTGTATTTACTTTAATTTCCGCATGCCTCACCCGAAGAACATTCTGTTTTCTTCTTCGGGTCTAAACGCGGGTCATCCAAATCTTTGTTTCTTAACAGGTTTCTTAGCAGATTTCTTAGCAGGTTTCTTCGCGGATTTCTTCAGTTTAGAAATTTGTCTTTTGATGTCGGAATGTAGTCTTTTTGCCGTTTTATAAACGTATTTACCTTTTTTGTTTTTGTACATTATACGAACTTTAAGTTTCTTAGCACGAAGTTGTAAATTTTTAAAAGCTGTTGCTCTCTTTATTAATTCGGCGCGCGAAAGATATATCCGGCGCTTTCCTTGTTTTTTAGTAATTTTAATTCCAACACTCTTGAGTTTAGTCATAAGAGCCTTATTTGGTAAATTTTTAACTTTTGGTTTCTTTCCAAAACTAGTACGACTTCTTTTTGTGCCCCCTGAATTTCCGTCTGGGGATACAAAGTTGTACAATGGCGGCAGCCAGTCTGTCACCATTGCATCCGTAGAAGACCCCAATTCTGCCAGTGCGCTTGCCGCCGCAAATCTATCGTTATTCTGTTGAATATTGTTTTTTTGTATCTGCATTAACACGTTTGCAGGCTGCTTTAACTCCTCATCTCTCTGGATATCATCTCTAAAATATACCAAACCCGACAATAGTTTACCTTCTAGGTCGCGAGAGTTAAATGTATTTTCGAGAAAAACATTTTTATGGAACATACTGGCAATTTCTGCACATGATATGTCAAATGTTAAAAAAAATGCATTTTTATAAAGTCTAGTTGAGTGTAAAAATGTCATAATCTGTAAGAAATCTCCCATTGTTTTAGAACCCATTAAGAAAAAAGCATTATCTATAAAAGTATTTTCATCTGCTATTGTTGCTTTTTGTTGTAGTATCGCGGATACTATACCATTTACACTGTTTCCTGCTTCTCCAATTGAATTTTTTGCTCCAGACACTGTTAAGCTGCCCCCGGAAGGAGTCTTTCCAAAATAACTTTGCATCAGTAACTTAACAATTCCGTTTTCCTTTATTAAAGAACCTTTAAAAATACTGTATCGGGCCATGCCGACGAAAATATTAAAAGATAAAGTACCCTGCCCTGTTTTATCATCTGATAGCCCCAATGATATTATTGAAGATTGAAGTGCGTCATCATTCGAAGCGTCGTATTTTGTAGCAAGTGTATACTGAGCTTTTATTTGCGGCGCGGGGCATACAACTCTACCAGCCTTATTATTTCTTTTAATATTAATACTAGTTTTAATTAATTCTGAGAAAAATGGTATTAAGTTTAATTTATCACTTGATTGATCTATAGTTCCTAGAAGAGGGGATTCAGCGCGGCCGTCTGTTTCTTTTCGTGTATTGTATAATGTTATTCCTTGTAAAATGTTGAGTATAGTGTAGTTTTCACCACAACCTTCTACATACGTTTCATTTTGGTCTATTGAAAATAGTTGTAATATTTTTTGTATTGTTTTCTTTGCCATGCCATCACTGTTAAACATATTTTCTGCTAGTGCTTTTACTAAATCACTTGCAGTTCCTAATTTTGGGTTTATCATGCCAATGCACTTTCTAAGAATACCTCTTTCGGCTTCGGGCTCACGTGTTTCCCAAAAATTTACTATCCAATTAGATAATACAATATTACTCTCGTCCCATGTAGGACCGGATTTCTTTCTCCCCCCGGATGAAAAATCATGTGTTGCATCACACATCATTAATAGTTGTATAAAACAGTAAACAGTTGGAGCACCTAAACTTGCAACATAAGCTTCGGACTCGCCGACAAACGCTGGCGTGTTTTTCAAATTTGAATTTCTTACCATTAAAAAATCCAATAAATTAATACTGATTCTTTCTCCCATATTATAACATTTAATAAACATTTTAAAAATGAAATGAAATGAAATTGCTTACATGTGCATCCAGGCAAGGTAATAACGCATCTGTTCCGGTCTCTTAAGACCACTAAATTTAAAAAATACATGTGCTGTGTCCGCCATATGCGCGACTATGTACTTAAAATTTACAAGATTGGAATCATCATCGAGATGATATGGATTTTCAATTATCATGATCGTATCAAAAATTCTTTGTCTATGTAGCAATTTAAATACTCCTATGTATTTTGGACCATCATAATTACGACTTCCTTCTGGATAGAATCCAAGATAAAAATATTCTTTTGATGTATAACTCGGTGCTACGCTAAGCATATTGAGATAATCGCGATAATAATGTTCATCAAAAAAGGGTGTAGATTCTTGAGAGATGTGCATAAGCCATGAATTTGCCCATCCTTCGGCATTCATGTGAGTGAGTAACTTAAGTTCTGCTCCGCCGTCATATTCTTCAATAGAATTATACAATGAATTATCTTCTAAATTTATAAAAGTATTTCTTTTAGGAAAATGAGGCTTAATGTAATTAATAAATTCAGACGCAATAAAAGAATTACACGAAGTAATCAAGGATAACATATTCACTAATGTGTATATTTTTTATTTTTAAACGGTTTCTAGAATTGCAAGTACTTTGTTTATTGTTGGAATACACACACCCGTTTCTCTGGATACCGTGGATTTACTTGGACTTTTCAATTGCAAATTTTTCTTGATTACGTGAAACAGTATTCCGGCTGTTGCTGATTTTGGAGTTACTGAGTCTAGTTTATCTTTATACATTGTGTAGTACTTATTACAGATGTCAACAGTTTTAAATGGTAAATCTAGTTTATTTATGTATTTAACAAAAGAATCGTTTTCTATTATATCTACTTTTTCCTTTCCAAGAGATTTATACTTAGCGTGTTTTTCCATGATTTCTTGGAATATTTTTTCTCCCTTTAGAAAACCTTTTTGATTACCCTCTGCTAAATCAATTATGATTTGTCTATCAGTAGGAAGATTATTATAAATACACGCGTAATAAAGACATGCTGCTATCAGTCCGTTTCTTACGGAAGCCCTTGTTAGTTTTCCAGATTCCATGCAAATGTGCCACATATCTTTAGCAACGGGTAATACACAAGTATGAATTTTCATTTGAGTACAATAATTTTGAAATTTTTCAGATATGTTCCAAAATGTTTTCTGTTTATGACTAAATGTTTGTTGATAATGTATTCTCATCATCAATGAATTTTTATTAGCAAATCCAGGTATTGTTCCTCCTTTATCATAAGGGTTATCTGAAACGAAAGCATCAGCTCTTTGTGATCCGTTAGACATAGAACCATCTTCTTGTTTATAATTGTTCCATTCACAACATTCTAATATATTACACAACACAACTGTACCGCAATCTAAGCATATCTCATTACCCTGTTTATGATCAATCTGTAAGTTTATATGAGCGCATTCGCAAATGTCAATTGTTTTTTCTTCTTTTGTAAGTTCTTCGATGTCATTCCAGATGCTTTCAATTGATACCATAAACAAATAGGTCTATACCACATTGTATAAATATATCTTAATAATGATAAAAAAACGTAATTTTGCGCCTTAAATTGGTATTAAATTAAATTACATTACTATAGATTACATTACATTACATTATTATGAATGACGAAATATACATCCTCGATAGACCAACTGTTAAGATAATTTTAAATAAACATTTGGAACTTTTTACTGTAAGAATATTACAAAACGACGAATACAATTCCGAAGGCTTTGAAGAATTTTTAAAATACTTCCAAAACACATGGAAAATTATAAGTGCTAGTATTGATATTTTTTCACTTTATGTGTCGCTAGAAACCGATAAAGACAATGAACTACCGTTACCTGCATATATGAGCTTATTGAAATGTATAAACGAAATAAACGACATTTTAAAGACTAATTGTCATTGTATATGTATTTTCACAAAAGAGGCAAAAAAGTGGCAAGATGCTTATAACTTTATAACAACTTTGTGGAATCCAAAAGAAAATAGACCTATTAAATTCACAGACAATGAGAATGTTAAAACTCTTTTTCTACAAAGTAATAAATTAATTAGATAATTTACAAAAAAATACACAACTTAAATACACAATTTAATAAGAATGTGTATCAATTATGAAGATCGTATCTTGGAATGTTAATGGTATTCGCTCGCGCATTTTCAATGAAAAGATTTCAAGCAAGCTAAAGAAAGATGAAAAAATTTTTCCAGAGGAAGGCAGTGCTATACAAGAACTACTAAAACATGACCCGGACATTATCTGTATACAAGAAACGCGTTGTTCCATTACTAAGGCGAATGTGATATCCATTCCAGGGTACAGTTCATTTTTCAATGAATCTAAATTAGATGGGGCGAGATCTCCCGACAGATATTCTGGAACATGTATATTCTATAAAGAAAACATTCCGTGTCAATTCTCTACGGATATTCCGGGGTATGAAGATCTAGAGGGTCGAGTGATAATAATGAAATTCGAAAATGTTACACTTGTAACCGTGTATGCTCCAAACTCTGGAACAAACTATGAAAATAAGATAAAGTTCAACGCTGCGGTGTACGACTTTCTAAATTCACTCGGTGGCAAGGTAATTTTCTGCGGAGATCTTAACGCAGCAAAAGAGACACATTTTGATCAGACTAAACAGGACCCAGGACCCGGAACTTATCCACATGAACTTAAATTTCTAGACGATCTAGAATTTATTAATTACAAAGACACGATGAAGTGTAACACGGTTTACACCTGGTGGGATCCTCGTCAGGTAAAAGAAAATGGAATGTCTAGAGCGAGGAATAGAAACAAAGGTTGGAGGCTTGATTATTTCTTTACTAAGAACATTAATCAAATTTCCAGTAAGTGTTTAAAATACATCGGTGAGAATAATGAAGGAATTCCTCTAGCCAGCGATCACGCCCCTGTTATTTTAAACTGGGAGGAAAGGAATGGAGGGAAGCGCACGACCCTGGGGAGTCATACGGGCACCACCGTATAGTGCGATAACGGTAGCAAGAATAGCGATCACGAGATTGGCCCACCAAACAAGGTTGGTAACCTGGCTCTGGCCGCAGTTAACCTTACCGCAGCAACCATCTTCATTATGAGCCGAAGTTAGCTCATTCATACTACCAAATACCATCCATGAAACGACGGCAATGATAACTGCGTAAATAAGAGTTCTCATATTTTTTAATTTTAATATATTAAAAATATTTTTTTTTAAAAATTAATGTCAATTTCCCAGAAATTCCTTAGGGAATAATTTTTTACAGTTTTGTATTCTTCATTTATTTTGTCTCGCGTATTTGTTAGTTTTTCAAGGGTGTCACTTGAGAAAGAATGGATTTTCATATTTGTAAGATATTCATAAGAATTTGAAATCTTAGGATATCCAGACTTTTCTAGCTGGGAAATAATGTATTCCATTGTTTGCTTGAATACAGTTATTTTGTCTTCTATTATGTCCGTTACAAATTTAATTTTAGCATTTAGTACAATCATTTCGTTGCTTAGTTTGTCACAGATGTACCTTTGTCTTTTGATGTAGTATTCATTTCTGATTCTCCAGAAGTGAAAGATTATTTCTTCAGGAGATTCCATTTTAACTATTTCATTTTTCTCATTGAATACATACATGTTATTCGCTGATAGATGTGAAATCAGTTTCAATTTCTTCAGTATTTCGTTATTCTGTGTCCATTCTATCACATTCTCCAAAGGACACTTAATACTAAAATTAACTGATGTCTCGGTGGATGCGTTTGTGTAACCAAATATGATTCCTTCAGTTTCTAATTTGTCAAGAAATGTTTTATAATCATCTGTCCATGTTCCAATTGGAAGTTCCGTAACATTTATAACATTTCCCTTTACCGTGTATTTTCCTTGGGTGATCCATTTGTTAGTTTCTGTCTTTCTAATAGTTCCAGTGAAACCTTTATACCATGGAGTCATTTCAGGAATATCTGCATCCTCGTCAATCACGAGATCCATAAGTCTTTTTTTAATGTCTTCTGGGTTAAAACACGGAACATCACAAGAGAAACCTGTTCCAATACCACAAGCTCCGTTTATAAGAATAAGAGGCAGTGTGGGGACATAGAAGGTTGGTTCAATGGGATCGCCATCTTCTTCCAGATAATCAAGAACATTATTGTCATCTTCATTAAAAAGTTTTTTGAATTCATTTGAGAGATGGGTGAAGATGTACCTTGGGCTAGAAGCATCTTTGCCTCCAAGAAGTCTAGTTCCAAACTGTCCAACAGGTTCTAGTAGATTCATATTGTTTGAACCCACGAAGTTTTGCGCGAGAGAAACAATAGTATCCATTAGACTATTTTCACCGTGATGATAATTAGTCTTTTCTGATACATATCCAGATAATTGTGAAACTTTAATTTCTGAATACAAATTTCTTTTGATACAGGCATAGATAATCTTTCTCTGAGAAGGCTTCATTCCATCTACAAGATTTGGAATAGATCGGATGTTGTCACTTATCGAGAATAGTACAAGTTCTTTATCAACCAGATCCTTTACCGAAACATCCTTTGAATTGTAATCCAGACTTTTAGGACACTTGATATTTTCCAATATCCACTTTTTACGAGCATCAGCTTCAGTCTTTGTAAAAGCTAAAACCAGAGACTTTGAATCTGCTTCTGTTGACATCTTGTAATCTAAGGTTTTCATAGATCTAAAGTACTCTTTAGCCTCTTGTTGAGTGCTAGTACCAAGACCCTTGTAATATTTTACTTTGAATTTTGAAGCATCATTCTTGGATTTCCATGCCTTGTAATCGTTTAGATTGTAAAATGGGATTACTTCACTTTTCTTTGTAAGTTTGATAACGGGTGTTACCAAAGAGCTTATGAAGTCTTCTTTGAGAAGTTCCGGCCAACCATGGCTAATGAAGTTAACCAGGAGACTTTTGATGTGAAACCCATCTGTATCAGCATCAGTCATGATAAGAATTTTACCATATCTGAGTTCTGAAACGGATTTATACTTTTTACCAGATTGAAGACCAAGAATTTGTTTAATGTGATTAATCTCGGTATTTCCAGCCATTTGCGAATAAGTGGCTGTTCGTGTATTAAGTATCTTACCCTTGAGAGGAAAAGCTCCGTAGTAGTCTCGGCCGACAACTGAAAGTCCAGATACAGCAGTAGTCTTAGCTGAGTCTCCCTCTGTAAAGATAATAGTACACAATTTAGATTCTTTTGTTCCTGCTTTGTTTGCGTCATCAAGCTTTGGAATGATGACCCTATTAGTTTTCTTTCCGTCTGTTTTTGAAATATTTTTCTTTTCCTTGGCTTCTGCGAGAGCGAGAATACTGTCAAGAATACCTAGTTTCAGTACACTTTTAACGATGTCGTCAGTTAGATTGAATTTGCTTCCAAAATCAGCAATTTTAGTAATGTGTTTCTCCTTTGTCTGCGATGAAAATACTGGATTTTCAATCTTACAGTTGATAAATACAAATAGGTTTTCCCTGATGTAATTGGGCTTGATAGTAATGTTTTTGTGTTTTTCTTGGATTATTTCTGTTAGTTTTTTAACAAGCGGCATCATGACATGTTCGACATGATTTCCGCCGTCTGTTGTAGCAATTCCATTTACGAATGAAACACATCTGAATTCATTGCTTGGGCTGAAAGCAACTTGCCACCTATTTTGTTCGCAAACGATTCTTGGAACAGTCTTTTTGTCTCCGATGTACATTGAGATGTAATCAGAAAAGTCTTTAACATTCAATTTTTTACCATTTAGTTGAACCGAAACGCTCTTTGGAGTAATAGCGCAGATGTCGTACACTCTTTTTGTAAGAATACAGAGAGTATCATGTGACATCTCTGTGATTCCAAATCGAGCATAATCCGGTTTGAACGATATCTTAGTGTAATCTCCTTTTTTGGTATCAGTTATAACAGGTTTAGATTTCTTGGACATATTACATTCAAATTTCTGTGTGTATTTTTTACCCGAGTGTGATGTCTCGATTACAAATTCGGTTGAAAATACATTCACAAGCTTTGCTCCTAGACCATTGAGACCGCCAGTAGTTCTCTTCTGCGAGTCGTCAAAATTAGTCGATGTAAGCAAATTTCCAAAAATAAGTTCTGGAATGTAAATTTTGTATTCTGGATGTATCTCAATGGGGATACCCGAATCGTTATACACGCTAATTTTTTCTTGAGAAATTTCTATCTTAATTGTTTTAACATTTTCGTTTCTCTGTACCTCGTCTGAAGCATTGGTGATAATTTCATCGAAAAGTTTATATATTCCCGGGTTAAAGTTACACATACTGTATTTCAATTTTTCTTCTTCAATTTTCCACATTTCAGAATTTACACATTTTATATCACCGAGGTACATACCAGGGCGTACTAAAATGTGCTCAATCTGTGTGTACTTCTTGAATTTTTCCGCCATTGCTAAATTATCTGGTTTAGATATATACTAATTTTTTAAACCGGATAATTTTTTGTAATTTTTGATATACAACCCCCTTTTACGATTTCATATCATCAATTAATTTATTAATTTGCTCTTCCGTTATAACGCCTTTAAAATTGCGCGTATTGTTTTTGTACTTTATAATAGTATAAGGCATCGTTGTAAAATTGTATTCTTCCATTACATTATCAAATTCATCATTGTCTAGATTTACATGATACAAGATACTATCTGGAATATTTACTAGAATTTTATCAAGTTCTTGACAGGGTACACACCAATCTGTTCCAAATTTTACAAATACAATTTTTTCTCCAAAATCCATACTAATTAGATTATTAAGAACAGAAGCGTATTTAACAGTGACACCCATTTATATAATTATTTATTTTATTTTTAAGTTGAATAAATTAATTTATTTTATTATATAATTTATAAATTTTAAATGGCATTTCTAGACTTTTATACTGTTGATTTAACTATAATTTTAATAATTTTACTTGTAACAGGTATTTCATTTGCAAGTATTAATTACGTAGATCCGGAAGAAGACACCGTTGGAACAATGGGTAAAACATTAATTTCATTTGTATTAGGATTTTTATCGAGTGTGTTTTATTCTTATATTACACTTGAAAGTGATACATTATTAAAGGAAAATTTCTGGGACTAAATCAAATATTAAAATAATTTTATCTAATTATAGATGTCGATTAGCTTATCTAAGTTTAATCCAAAGAGAATAGAGGAAAGACGTACTACAGGATCTGGACCCGCAACCTGTGTTTTTATAGGAAAGAGAGGAACAGGAAAAAGTACATTAGTCGCGGATATACTTTATCATCTTCGTAGAATCAATGCGGGTGTTGCTATATCTGCAACAGAAGATGGAAACGCTTTTTATTCGAGTTTTATACCAGACCTGCTTATACATTCTGAATATAAACCTGAAGTAGTCCAGCAAGTAATCACTCGACAAAAGAGTGCTATAAATGGAAAAGACACGAAGAAAGACAAAGATGTGTTTTTACTGCTAGATGATTGTATGTATGACAAACGTATGATAAGAGACACAAATATTCGTGGAATTTTCATGAATGGAAGACACTGGAGAATTACATTTATGTTAACAATGCAATATTGTATGGATTTACCTCCTGATCTTAGAGCAAATATAGACTATGTATTCATTTTAAGAGAAAATATTATTCAAAATCAAGAAAAACTTTATAAGAATTTTTTTGGTATTTTCCCTCAATTCAGTGTTTTTCAGGATGTTTTAAATGCGTGTACTGAAGGATACGATTGTCTTGTTTTAGATAATACTTCAAAGAGTAATAATATACAAGATTGTGTTTATTGGTATCGAGCAAAACCCGATAGAAAGTTTAGAATAGGATCAAAGGAGTTATGGGACTACTGTAATAAAAAATACGATAAAAACAAAACGAAAGAAACGGCAGATGAAGATCCTAAAAAATTAAGAAAGAAAAATGCCGTGAGTGTTACTGTTAAAAAGTTAAAATAACTTAAAGAAGATTATTTAAAGGCTTGTATTATTAAATGTATTATGGATAAGATAAATAAATTAAAGTCTATACCTCAGCATGAACAGCGATCAGAAGCTTGGTTTAAACAAAGAGAGGGTAAATTAACAAGTTCAGACGCAGGTACAGTTCTTGGGTTAAATCCTTATCAACGACCACATGAAGTTCTCTTTAAGAAATGTGGTTATGACCCAAAACCTTTTGTAGGTAATGTAGCCACTTTACATGGTCAAAAATACGAAGACGAGGCAATTGATAAGTACTGTAAACTTACAGGCCAAGAAAACTATGATTTCGGACTTATAGCTCATGAAGATGTACACAATTGTAGCGATTATTACTGGCTAGCTGGTTCACCGGATGGTGTTTCAATGTCTAAAGAAGAAAATGGAAGACCTATTCTTCTTGAAGTAAAGTGTCCTTATAAGAGACCTATTAAATTTGGATATATCCCTGCGTATTACTATCCTCAGGTTCAGTTGAATATGTTTATCTGTAATCTAGAAGATGCAGATTTTATAGAATATAAACCACCGGACATCATGAACATTGTCAGGGTTAAAATTGATCACGACTGGTTAAATGAAAATTTACCTATTTTAGAAAAATTCTGGAAGGAGGTTGAATATTATCGAGAGAATGACATCAAGACGCATCCAAAATATAAACCACCAAGACCACCTAAGAGAGTTTTAGATCTACGTGATACTTCAGATGACGAGGTAGAATGTATTCCAGATTTGATTATAAGGGACATTTAATTTTACAGAAAATATTTCAATTTAAAAACTTAATTTATACTAATGTAAATTCCAAAATGGGAATAAGAGGATTAAACAATCTTATTAAGAAATATGCTCCAGATGCTATTTCAGAAAAAGAAATTACTTTATATAAAGGTTCTAAAGTAGCCGTCGATTGTAGTATACTGTTGTATAAATTTAAATATGCTTCTCGTACCCCAAATTCACACATCATTGGTATAGCAAATAGAATTAAATACTACTTCATGAATGGAATTCTTCCAATATTTGTATTTGATGGTACACCCCCAGATGCTAAAAAGAATGTACTTGTTAAAAGGCAAGCAAATAAAGAAAAGATGTACGTTCGTCTTGAACAGTTAAGAGAGATAATTCCTGAGACCAACGAAGAAGAAAAACTTATCAATGACGAGATAGAAAAAATTACATCTCAACTTATTGTTATAAAGAAAAAAGACATAGAGGAATGTAAAGAATTCCTTGAAATGTCTGGGATACCTTATTGTACGGCTCCAGAAGATGCCGAAAAGTACTGTGCTTTTTTACAAAAAAACGGACTCGTAGATTACACAGTGACAGATGACACCGATGCCACAACATTTGGTTGTAAGAAAATTCTAAAAACTGGAATATCAAGATACATAACAGAGATAGACACCGATATCTTATTGTCTAAATTTGAAATGGATATGGATTCATTCGTTGATTTTTGCATACTTTCAGGTTGTGACTACACGGAACCAATCGCCCAGATAGGACCCGTTACATCTTTTAATCTAATTAAAAAACATAAATGCATCGAAGAAGTTCTCAAAGCAATTAATAAAAAGTGTGAAAATTTTGATTACAGTGTTTCCCGCAAGATATTCAAGGAATTTGAATACGAACTTCCTGAAGAATTTACTAAAAAGATGTGTAATAAAGAAAAATTAATTACATTTCTAAATGAAAAAGAAATAAAAGAAAATATAATTTCTAAATTTGTTAAAATAATTTAAAATTTTAATTAAATTTATTTTTTTTTCTTCGGTATATATTAAATATTAAAAATGGGAATGCTCGAACTATTTTTTGGCAAGAAGAAGAAGTGCAAGGGTCGCAAGGTCCGCAAGGGTCGTAAGGTCCGTAAGCTTTCGTCGTCGGCTCGCGTCGTCATCAACGGCAAGAAGCGCAAGGTATACAAGGGTTGCAATGGTGGCCTTTACTACAAGCGCACCAAGAACGGTAAGACCTACCGTGTCTACATTTCGCCCAAGCTTCTCCGCAAGAAGTCCTCGACTCGCATGGGCGGTACCCGTTTCGGTCGCCGTGGCGTCAAGAAGGGTTCGCGTCTTAAGATGACCAAGGCTGCCAAGCGTGCCCGCGCGTACGCTCGCAAGCGTCGTCGCTGCCTCAAGAAGGGTATGCGTCTCAAGAAGGGCCGCTGCCGTCGTATGTAAACATATTGCTTAAATAATTAATTAAATAATACATTTACGCAAATTCCTATGTGTGTTAATGTATTACTTATAAAATTATTTGAATTTACTTATATAACTCGTCAAATTTAATATTTTCATGTTTAATGAATAAAACTTTTTCAATTAGTCTAATACTAGTTGGGTAACTTTTTTCTGTGTTTACTCTCTTAATTGTTATCTTTCCTTCGGGAAATTCAACATTAATTTCGATTATACAATTAGATTTGTAATTTTCAAGACATTTGATACACTTAATGTATTCGGTTCCATTAGAAGAATTACTGTTTATCTTAGCAAATTTAATAAGTTTCTTGAAATTAGAAGACAACAAAATCAAATTGTCTTCATTTTCTTCAACTTGTAGACAAAATGTAATTTTTTCTACGGGCTTCCATTTGAAAAATGAAAAATTAACACCTGTTAAGATTGGAAGATTCGCCGGTAGCATAAAAATTTCATCATCATCGGACAAATTTTTGAAACACTGAATGTCTTCAGAATAAAACATCTTTTTAATTGTAAAGTCTTTTACAATTGTATTAGATAACATCATTTCTACATCTGAAATGCGTTCTTCGAAGGGTTGGTAATTTATCTTATTACCCGAAATCATAAAAGCATCATAAATAGTAATAAATTTGTCCTCGTAAGAAATCTCAAAAATACTACCGTCGAAGTATTCGTCTAGAGTGTCTAGTTGTATCTGATACACACTCAGATCTTTGAAGACTATCACCGAAGTATTTTCTCCAGTAGCATTTTTGAATAGAAAAAGTACAGCTCTTTTTGTATTTACTGTATCTTTAGTATAGAATATGTATCTGTAATTAAAAAGCTTAAAAAGGTGTTTTCTTTCGATATTTATAGCATTTTGAAGGGGGAAATACATATCATGTTTTCCTGTCCAATGATTATTCATAAGAAAAATAATCTGTTTTTTAAAGTTTTCGTTAATTATCTCTGTTGTCATGGTTAAATGTAGTTAATTGTGTAATCTCTATTGTCTTTAAATTTATTTAAAGATACACAACATTAAAATTACAATGTAGTGTTGATGTCTTTCAATGGTAAAGAGATAACCCTAATTAACTTTTTAATAGCTTTTTACAAAAACAAAATAGAATTATTTAGTGATATAATTAATCAAAAAACACCTCTTTCTTTAAGACTCTTAGATTGGTTAGTAACTAATTATTCAAAAAAGTACAACATTACTTATCCATTGAAATACAATTCTGAAACTGTTTATTTTAATGTATACATCGACTATAAAAATCAATTGAAAGCCTATTCAAAGAAATTTTTTGATCCATTTTGTAGACAAAAAAGACTTGTTATAGATTCTCATACATTTAAATGGAGGACTTACACTTCTGAAGAAGACATCACAAAAAAAGACATAATAACAACAGTCGGTCAATTAAATTTTTTTAGATGGTTTATAGAAAATAAAATAATAGATTATGCGTTATGTAACGTGGAACTCATAGATCGTGATATGATGGCCACAGTAGCTACTAAGAAAAGGGGAAAACGCTGTGTATTGTCTCCAAGTGCTGTAAAAGGAATATATACTAATAATTATGATATTACAATTAAGTTTAAACCTTAATAAATAAATATAAAAATAAGATGTATAGTAAATTATAATGGATAAGAATCCACTGAGAGCCTGGTTATTTTCTACGGGTAAAATTGTTAAGGACACGACGAAAAGAAATGTGACACATTATATGCTTGACGGCGGAAAACTTGATCTTACATCAGATTACATTTTATTCCAAGAGTTATATACTAAATACATTAAATTTAAAAATTGTATAGTTGAAAAAAAGACAAATGTATTCAGGTTTTTTATAGATTTTGATATTCTTTCCACAAATGTCATTGACATAAATGCTTACGCAGTTTCTGTACAAAATGTAATGTTTAATGTGTATAACATCCCTGATTTAAAGTGTATCATAACCAAGGCTGATAATCCAAAAGAAATCAAGAAAGGCAATGATACATTCATAAAACAGGGATACCACTTTAATTGGCCGGACATTACGGTAGATAAAAATGTAGCGCTTAGAATAAGAGAAAATATACTAATTTCTTTGAATACTATTTACGGTAAACCAGAAACATTCTTCGATTCTTGGGATAAAATAATAGACAAATGTGTATACGATAAAAATGGTCTCAGACTTGTAGGTTCCGATAAGTGTACGTACTCAGATGGAAAATACACTTATGAAAATCGGGTTTATAATTATTACACAACATACATTGGGAATAAACTATCGGAATTACACGACGATATTTACAAAAGTGATTTATTGAAAGTAATCCAAGACACTAGTATCAGAACTGATACACTAGAGATTACTACATTTTATAATCTTCCAGAATATGAAGAAACAGAAGAAGACTTTGAATCGGATAATTCTGGTAATTTTACTGTATTGTCAAGTGAAAATTCACAGAAGAATAGTATTCTACGCTTTTTTAAGAATCACGTCGCCGGATATCGCGTAGATGACATTCGTGGAATTTTAAAATCTCAGAAGTACGACACGTTATATCTTATTAATACTAAATCTAAGTATTGTCAGAATAAATGTGGGTATCATACAAATAATCACATTTATTTTAAGTTAACGCCTGCCGGGATTTGCCAGATGTGCATGTCCGAGAACGATGGAGAACCTGATGACGACGGAAATGTTATTAATTGTAAAAATTTTGAAAGTAAGCGAATTCCATTGTCTCATGATTTGAAGTCTTCTCTAAAATGGGGTGTAAAACAAAATGATAATATTTCAGACAAAAATGTTAGTTTAGTATCTTTGATGATGGATAAAATAAGTGACAATTTGTCAAATAAAAAAGATCTCTCAGGACCTAAAACGAGAAAAAAGAAGTAAATGCTATAATTATAATTCCTAACATAAGTCCAATAACAGCTTTTCCTAGAAATCCAGGCGAGCCTTCTATCAACAAAAATGGCGCGTTGTTAGATATAAATGTGTTCATCTGCGTAGAATTTAATGCTAGATAAATAAGGGTTATAAACATTAACATTTTGATGTTTTTATCGGTGTATAATCTTTGATACAGTGATAAATTTACATTTTGATTACTTTCAATTCTCTGTGTGTTTTCAGGTTCTCTATTAAAATCTACATTAGTGTTTATGTGTTCAGACGTATGGGGTATTTCAGGAGTAATTGTATCCTGTGTAGAATGTGTCATCAAATCTTTTACAGAACATTCAAAATTTGACATTTGCTATTTACAAATTCGTATTTATTTTAAAATCTAAATGAAAACGAATTTACGATTTAATTTTAAAAAAAAAATAAATTAAATATAATAAATAATGGGCATTAGTAACGTAGCCGTTAAAACTTTTGACTCGACTGGGGCACAATCTTTGTGTAGAACGAATGAGTACAAAGGAGACGAGGAAGTAAAGTCTTCTTTTATTTCTAAGTGTCAAAAATTGTACATTTCAGGATCTGGAGAAACTGTTATCCCGGGTAGTTTAAGACAATTCCCCGGATTTAACGCTACAGACACATTCTATGTTAATTCTGACACTGACGCTATTTCTGATATAACTTTTAATGTAGAATTCAAACTTAAAAGGCCTACTGGTTCTTCAGGCATATGGAATGCTAACGTAGCAAAAGATATCGTGCTTGCATTAATCGATAAAGTTGAAATTAAATTAGGTAGTTTAACTGCGCAGACTTTAACAAGTGATGACATTTATATTAGAAATTTAACAGAACTTGGTAAACCATTTTCATTCAGTGCCCCTATTGCGACCCCGCGCTTCACTCTCCCCGCCTTATTTGACAAGGGCACTGGCGTCACCGATCCCGCAAACTACTTCCAACGAGAACCAAAAGGTTACGAAAACGTATGGAAATACCATGGCGCCGACACCGGCGACACTTTAAAGATTCAAGCCGCCTGTTCTATACCCTTTATAGGCAGAAGCAATGATGTAACGCGTTCTTTACTACAAGCAGGAGCCTTAACTAATAGTTTAACTATAAAGGTTTATTATAATGAAATTTACAAAAGTAATGATACATTAAAAGAATCACACTTTCAAATTCTTTCGGCCGGTGACGGCGACGGAAGTGTAGATTCAGGTGATGCATCTGATTTCTTAGATACATCATATTTCAAAAGTCACATTAAAGTGAGAACGCATACAATAACAGAAACTGAGAAGAAATTCATCTCCAAGAATATAGTTCATAGGGTAGTAAATACTTCATCGAGTATTACCAAAGAAATAAATAAGAATACAGCGATTTCTTCTCATACTACTGACGTTACTGATATTGAAGTAGATTTAGAAAATATTTCTTTTAATGTTAGTCATTTGCTAGTCGGCGTAAAATTACCGCACGTAAAAGATAGAAAACTTTCTTTACATAGTGCTGTTACGTCCGTACCAAAGGATGTCGATTTGACGGCAACGTACAACAATGAACTTCCTACTCCTTTTTCTGTTATTAACTCACAGACATTTCATGTGACGACGGCGACTGGCGCCGCATCTGGGCCAGATGCCCTTTTTGGTTATATGCCAGATGCTATAGATTCTATGGAACTTGTAATAGGGAGCGACAGAACTGGATTTATAAGTGGCGTGTCTGCTAAAATTGATACATGTGAGAATTTTAATTTAGTTAATAGCGACAATACCGCGCATTATATCATAACTTTAGCAGAGAAGGCCTTTGACACAGCCGGTGTTGCATTCTCAAAGTGTAATAATAAGAAATTACTCATTAAACTTAATAACGATATATTTTATAAAACAGTAGTCACACCTAATCCATTGTCTGATGCGAGCTTCAGTCAAAATGCTATAATTACTGTTACAGCGTGTGGTACAAAGGTACAATCTATAGTTGGCGGCTCGATGTCTTTCTTGTAAATAAATGACATTTTGTTTAAATCTTTAAAAAAAAAATACAATAGATATATTAAACATTTCATGGGAATAGATAATGTATCTATTAAAACTTTTGATTCAACCGGTACTCAGTCCGTATGTAGAGCAAATGAACACACATCTCGTGAAAACATAAGTTCTAGTTTGCTCACCAAGTGCCAAAAAATGTACATTTCGGGATCTGGAGAAACTGTTATCCCAGGAAGTCTAAATACTTTTCCAACTAGTTCTAATTATGACATATTCAGTATTAACGCTGAATCAAGTGCTTTGTCAGAGCTTTCATTTTGTGTAGAATTTAGATTTAAAGCACCTGGTACCCCAGCTGATTTCGCTGTATTTGTTTCAAATGATATAATTTTAGCGTTGATACACAAAATTGAAATTTATTTCGGTCATTTTACTATTCAGACTCTCACTTCTGATGACATATACATTCGGAATTTAACGGAACTCGGTAAAGGAAGTAATATTTCCGGACCTAATTTTCATCTAGAAGACAAACTTGACAATGTTTATCACAGAGAATGTAAGGTGGGTGATGTAGTTTATATTCAAGCATCTTGTTCTATTCCGTTTATCGGAAGAGGTTTAGAAATGAATAATGCCTTGATACGTCAAGGTGCTTTAACTAATAATCTCAAATTAAAAGTTCATTATAACGATTTAAATCCTTCATTATCACAAAGATCTGTTCAAATTTTATCAGGTGGTACAAACTCTGTGAATTATCTAGATTCAAATTATTTTAAATCTTTTATTAAACCCGTAAATCACTCCATAACTGAAACCGAAAAAAACTACATATCTAGAAATTTAATTACGCATATTGTACATACATCACATTTCGCTCAACAAGCCATTAATAAAATAACGGATGTAGCAAATGTATCCGGAGATCTTTTTGAAGCGGTTGTGAACCTAGATGACATTGATATAAATGTAAGTCACATATTATTTTCTCTAAGACTTCCTCATGTTAACAACAGAATTATAAGTAAATCTTCGGGGACTTCTTCAGATTTAGGATATAGCCACGATTTACCCACGTACGTTAGTAATGGATTTAGTGACATCACAGAAATTAAAAATCATACGACACCCTCTGTCAAGTACGATACATTCGGATACTTTTCAGACTTTATAGACTCCGCGGAATTGATTCTAGGTAGCGATAGAACGGGTTTTATTAAATCAAGTATGTTACTCATGGACAATAATGAAAATTTTGGTCTTAAACAAGTTAATTCAAATGATTTTTATATCATTAAATTGGCTGAAAAAGCATTTGATACATCCGGTATTGACTTTTCAAAAATACACAATAAGAAATTATGTCTTAAAATTAAAAAAGACATTTTCTTAAAAAGTGATCCAACGGATAATCACGCTATTGAAAATGCTTTGAACAGCTATAATGTTTCCCAAAATGCATACGTTTCAGTAACAGTTTGTGGAACTCAGATGCAGTCTATAGTATCAGGTTCAACCAGTTTCAGTTAAATAAAATAAAAACATCCATTTTTAATTTTATTACGTATTAAATTTAAAATTATTTTCTTTTATATATTTAAATAAATACAATATGTCTGGAGCTGTAGCCGCTCATGCTGCTTATAACGGAAGTGGTACTCAGGGCCTCGCCGTTACTAACAAGATTCAGGATCAGGAAGGCGACGTAATGTCGGTCTTCTGGAACAAGAATGATACTACTCGCCAGCTACTCCACGGCGCCGCCTTTATTGATATTCCAACAAGTGGCAACGGTGGTACCACTTCATTCGGAGGTAATCAAATCTTCACTGTTAACAATGACATTGATGCTATTGGAGAGATGTACTTACATATCAACGCTGCGTCCTCGTCGACTTATTACCTCAAAGGTTCTCTAGCAGCAATAATCAAGCGCATTGAATTTCACGTAGGTACTCAGATTTGGCATACACTTGAAAAAGAGGACATACAGGCTTTAAATATGTCTGAGATGCCTGAGGGTGTTTTTGGTGCTTATCACCGCTCCACTTATGGAAGTTATTCTTCTTCGGGTCAAAAGAATAAAGCTGCTTGGGGAATGAAGACCCCGATCGCAAACGGAGCCTCAGGAGTAATTAGAATTCCAACTATTTCTCGTCAGGTTGGTCCAACCATGTCAAAGTTTTCCAATGTAGTAGAGAATGCTTATTTAGTTGCGGCGGCGCCTCATCAGACCGTAAAGGTTAAGGTATATCTTGAGAATCCACAATATGTCCGCGACAACGTATTCGCCGCAGACTCGAGCGGTGCGAGCTGGCAGGCGGCTCTCCCCACACTAGAGTTAAAGCTTTACGGCAAGCACATTATTATGTGCAATGAGGAACGCGAGCAGATGAAAGCAATGCCCCAGGGTCTTCCAAAGCGTATTAAGATGTCGCAGAATGTTACTCACGCACTTCCCGCGACTCACACGACCGAAAATTTTACAGTTGATCTTGATCATTTTTCGCTTTACGCGTCGCACTTACTTATAACTGTTATTGGCGGCGGTGGCCCCGCAAACGGCCACACGACTTCTAAGGCTTTAACCCTAGATGAAGTTGAACTTAAACTAAATTCTTCTTCGTACTCCGGAACTCTTAAAGGGTCTCTTTTAACTGGGCCAACCGCTGATATGTTAGGGTTGTATCAGAATACTCAGCCATACTTCGATGCGACGTTGAACGAAAATCCAACTGGTATATACAGAACTTATATTTTCCCATTAGCGTCCCAGGCATTCTCAGGTTCGTCAGTTCCACTCAATCGCTTCGACAACATTCGTCTATCTATGAAATTATCTAATAACAAGAACGAGGTCGGCTCGGCCCTGGCCAGTTTAAACGCGACCCGCGTTGTCGTAACTTGTGTTGGCGAGACTACTGCTCTTTACAAGGGTGGTGCTGCTTCGCTTGCTATGTATTAAACAAATGTAAATGAAAAATGTGTAATTGTAAATGTAATGTATCAAAAAAGAACTAATTTTAATTTTATTACGTATTAAATTTAAAATTATTTTCTTTTATATATTTAAATAAATACAATATGTCTGGAGCTGTAGCCGCTCATGCTGCTTATAACGGAAGTGGTACTCAGGGCCTCGCCGTTACTAACAAGATTCAGGATCAGGAAGGCGACGTAATGTCGGTCTTCTGGAACAAGAATGATACTACTCGCCAGCTACTCCACGGTTCTACTATTCTAGAGGTTCCAGCCAGTGGTGGTTCGGGCAATGTATCTAATTGGGATAGTACTCAGATCTTCGACATCAACAACGACATCGATTGTCTTGGAGATATGTATCTTCAGCTTTCTCTTGATGGATCTGAAGTTAGGGTCGGCAGCGGTCAACAATTTAAGTTCAGAGCTCAAGAAATCGCTTCTTACATTAAACGTGTAGAATTTCAGGTAGGTACCCAGATTTGGCAAACTATTGAAAATCAGGACATTATGGGTCTTGCAGCTACTGAAATGTCAGAGGGTGTATACCGTGATTTTAGCAATCAGGCTTCTGGTAGATTTTTAATGGACGGTTTAGCTCTAGCCACAAGCTATGATGGTGTTGATAAAAAATTCAAAGATCCAGAACCGTTGGATATCGGTTATAATGACAGGGTTGCTTTCATCCCCCTTAAAATGTTTACAAAGAGTATTGCTCCCGAACTTCAGCATTACAGTGAAAAGACAGAAGGTGGCTACTTAATGGCGGCGGCTCCAAATCAGCAGGTTAAAATTAAGGTTTATATTGGCCCGCAGCCGACTGATGCCGCCGACCCCGACAATCTTGTACCCAGTTATAAAATAAATGTACAACTATATGCTAAGAACATAGTTATGTGTAACGAAGAGCGAGAGCAAATGAAGGCTATGCCATTAGGCATTCCAAAGCGTATTAAGACTACTCAGAATGCTTTTGTTAATGTTTCGGATAAGCCCGGTCCTCAAGTTATCGACATTGATCACTTTTCGCTTTATGCATCGCATCTGCTAATTACTTTCCCTAAGGCTATGTACGATAAGATTGATACTGTAGAACTTCTTCTTAACTCTAGCTCTTTCTCCGGAGAGCTTCCAATTTCTCTTCTTGAGATTATTTCTTCCTCAATGAACTTGTATAACAATAACTACATCGTAGACGGGCAAGACATTGATAAATACGATACTATTGTATTTCCACTAGCCTCCCGTGCTTATTCGGGTTCGTCGGTGCCTCTTAACCGCTTTGACAATATTCGTCTAAAGATTCGTCACACAAACGCCTCTACTACCACAGACAATTTCAACATAACTTGTGTTGGCGAGACTACTGCTCTTTACAAGGGTGGTGCTGCTTCGCTTGCTATGTATTAAACAAATGTAAATGAAAAATGTAATGTATCAAAAAAGAACTAATTTTAATTTTATTACGTATTAAATTTAAAATTATTTTCTTTTATATATTTAAATAAATACAATATGTCTGGAGCTGTAGCCGCTCATGCTGCTTATAACGGAAGTGGTACTCAGGGCCTCGCCGTTACTAACAAGATTCAGGATCAGGAAGGCGACGTAATGTCGGTCTTCTGGAACAAGAATGATACTACTCGCCAGCTACTCCACGGTTCTACTATTCTAGAGGTTCCAGCCAGTGGTAACAATGGAAACGTTGACTTTAGCGGTACTAAGATTTTTACAATTAACAATGACATCGACTGTCTCGGAGAGCTATATCTCAATATGAAGGTTACGATTAAGGATAATTTTGAGACCTTACCAGCTACTTTAGACACGACCGCCGTCGCCATAGGCGGTGAGGTCAAGACGCTCGTAGTCACTTCCAGCGCGGAAGGCGCCGGTTACGCGCAGGACGATGAACTTACACTTGTCCAGAGCGGCAACTCGTCGGCCAAGCTCAGGGTTGCCACTGTCGACGGCAACGGGGCCATCCAGACTGTCGAAGTCATCGATGGTGGCGGTGGTTACACCGTGGCGACCGGTTTAAGCGCTACGGGCGGGTCGCCGACCACTCCTGCCACGTTTGACATAACCGCGGTGAGCGGTTCGGTTAGAAGTGTCTCCGTCGCCGCGTCCGGTGGCGGCTCCGGTTACGCGGTGGGCGATGAAGTTTCAATCGACGGCAGCACGAATCCTAACAAAGCCCGTGCCATAGTGACCGCGGTTAGTGGTGGTGGGGTCACGGGTATTACACTCATCGATGGTGGGTTAGGTTACACCGCCGACACAGGATCCGCAGCGAACACTACAAACGTGACGTCAGGTGCGACAGGCACTGGTCTCAAACTCGTCACCACCGTGACCAATGGTACTTCCGCCGCAGTTTCGTTTGTTACAAAAAATCCAAAGCTTAAGTTCAAGCTAGGTGCTCTAACAAATATCATAGAACGCGTTGAGTATCAGGTTGGTACCCAGATTTGGCAGACTCTAGAAAAAGACGACGTACGTGTAGTATACAACACCGAGTTGTCTGAGGCTGCTTACAATACTGTTTCTAGAAGAGGTTCCCCATCTAATACGCCGACTGGCGAGTATGACGTAACCGAACCTGGCACGGGTTGGTACACAGGCGGATTCGCGGCGGGAAATGGCAAGGAAGTAGACGTTACATTCATCATTCCCGCTTTAACCAAGACACTTGCTCCTCAGTTAGAAAACTTTACTAATATATCCGAGAGCGGTTATCCACTTGCTGCGGCTCCTCATCAGTCTGTTAAACTCAAGATTTACCTTGCAAACGTCAATAATGTAACTATTACTGGTACCGCCGGCGCGGCGCAAGCGGGTGAACATCATGTTTTTGATGTAGTAGATTCGCCATACCTATCTACTGTTTCATTTCCGGCTCTGCAGTCGGGCACCATAACGGCCGCCGCCGCGACGCCCGCCACTGTCATCGGCAAAGCTCCAGTTAATATAAAGTCTATTAAGCTCTACGCTAAGCACATTATCATGTGCAATGAAGAACGTGAGCAGATGAAGATGATGCCATTAGGTCTTCCAAAGCGTCTTAAGATGTCGCAGAATTCTTTAGTTACTGATCTTGCTAACGTCACTAAGAAGACTATTGATCTAGATCACTTCTCGCTATACGGTTCGCATCTTATTATCTCGGGTAACCTTGGAAAGGATGTCTATATTAAGAACGCGGAACTCAAGTTGAACTCGTCTTCTTTCTCAGGTGTGCTACCCGCTCAGATGTTAGATTATGCAGCCGCTTCTTCCCTTGGTCTATACGTCAATCGTAATATAGAAAACAAACAAACTGAGGCTCTCGATGGCGTAGGTATTCTTGTATTCCCTCTTTCAAGCTCTGCTTATTCTGGTTCTTCTGTCCCGCTAAATCGTTTTGATAGCATTCGTCTAACTCTAGAATTTACCGCGGCGGCGTCGCCCAGCGCTTCGCCATACATTAGCATCACTTGCATTGGTGAGACCACTGCTCTATTCAAGGGTGGTGCTGCTTCGCTTGCAATGTACTAAATTAGATGTGTAATTTAAACGTGTAAAATAATTCGTATGTTAAATAATATAAATAATTATATTTTACTTATATTAATTAACGCCATGGGAAGAGGAGCTCATGCTGCTCACGCCGCCTATAATACAAGTGGTACACAGGGTATATCAGTTACAAATAAAATAAATCCAGAAGAAGAAATACATTCCGTTTTCTTAACTCATAACGACACTTCTAAACAAATATTACACGGACACAACATTTCCGAAATGACGTGTGCTGGTAAAACAGAAGGTATAACTTCTGAAAGATACAAAATTTTCACACCAGACGAAAACAGTGATATGCTAGGAGACATCTATTTGAATTTTGAAATGGATTCGGAGATATCAGATTTTGAGTTTGTTGACACGGCACAATCAGTTGAATATCCTCTTCAAGATTTATCACAAGAAGACCTCACAACATCTTTTACTGTAGCAGGGGCTGAACTTAAATCTATGGAATTAGATTTAACCACTCGCGAAGTGCCACCCGTAGAGAGTCTTACTTTAAATATGAGAACCGTTAATAAAATTAAAACCTTTAAAACTGCAGGTCCTATCTTTCAAGTTGCTGTAGGTCGCGATGATAATTATAATATTGCCTTGAGATATTTTGGGTCGCCAAATCCAAACGAATATGGTTTGTGGTACCATATGAACATTTCACAATTTGTTGAAGTTAATGATGTTATTTACGACCCGGAGTTCATAGACCCCCAATACGACTACGGTTTAGAATTAGGTTCTTTAATATACGGGGGTTATCTTCAGGAAAATTTAATAGGAAAAAGTTCTGGACTTTATTTTAGAAACCTTTACGATAGTTCTCCAAGCTTCGAATTTACCAGTGAAGGTGTCTTTGCAACTTCGCCGACTCCTGTACGAGAACTTGCTTTAAGATCCAACGAAACCGAAGTCATTGCATCGGACTCAAGTGTCCTCGAGGGAAACCTACATCTTTACACACTTTATGTAACAGTAAATACGTTAAATTATAGACCTGAGTCTGGATTTATTGTATCGGGGAAAAAATATGATGAACCTAATATAAATACCTCTCATATATTGACAAGACATCCGACTGTCTCTCTGAAATATACTATTACCGGCTTAAATTTTGATGTGATACATGATGCCTACTTCGTATTATTTGAAGAAGATTTTAATTCAGAACGAGAAGTGTCGTCAATTTTAAATGTAAATGATAATGGAACACAGAAAACTCTTTTATCATGTGGAACTAGATATAATACATTGTTAGGTTTAGATACATCAGGTTTAATCATAAGAAGCTACGACAACGGTGAAACGTGGAAGCACGTTAAATTCTACTATGGTTCTTCATCAGCCGCAAATAACACTCAAGATGGAATCACACGACCGACTGCCGCAGTCGGCGATCTTGCGGAATATGATTTAGGAATTTATGTGCCGCCAACCACGCCGTTTGACTTCACGACGCACGATCCAGATTTTAAATACTTCATGCCAAAAGTTTCACGGCTTCATACAAATGACACTGGTGTCTGGACGGCTATAGGTCAGCAGGGTATACAATCTGCTATATTAGAGGGGAGTGATCCAGAGACAAATAGGGATGAAAACGATAAATATAGACAATTTGTATTCAGATCTATTGATGACGGTGAAACATGGCACCCAATTAGACTATTTGCATTTCCTGATAATCGTGAACTTAACAACGTTCAATTTAATTCAATACTTGTAGATTACGTTACAATTTATTCCACAGATCAAGAAGATTGTAAAGTGTTGATGTCGGTTCCTCCAAATACTACTATGGTATCTACTTTTGGCGACGACAACGATTTGAGTAAGCACATTCCAACAGGTGAAACAGTCCCCAAGACGTACGATAGAGAGAGTTATGTTTTAATGACTATTTTGAATTATATTGGATTAAACCCGACTATTACGCCAATACCAGCAATAACAGCCACTACCTTCTCGCCGCTGCTACGTACATCTCATATGATAACTCCTTACTACTACGGTGAAAACGAGGCTATAAATGATACTTATTTCGGACTTTATGATCTTACAGATTTGTGGAATCCTTCTGCGACACCGATCCTAAATGATATCAAGTACACCTTTTTAGGTGCTATTTCTGACGGTAGTAGAGATATTCTTTTTGGAAAAAATGAAGAAACCAAGGACACTTTTTGTGGTATAGTAACAATAACATCTCATAATGCCGGTCCTGAACATCAAGACCGCCTCCCGCTGAGCCCCCACCGATCCCCGATTAATACTATCACAGTTAAATTAGGTATTGATAGAATTATACAGAATATGGTTTATACAAAATTAGGTATAACAGCATTTCTAAAAGATTCTAGTAATAGCATTAAATATGAAATAATTCAATCATCTAATGGGATAGAGTGGGAAAAATTAAAGGATATTGGAGATTTAGATAACACCGGTTCTATTTTCATAAAATCTGATTTAATTAGTAATGTAGTTTACTCATACAAGTCTACAAATGGAAATTATAGAATATTTAAAATAACCCCTGACAATGTTGATTTAGAAATAGATTCATTACAAAATGAATTAGATGTTATTGAAGGTTTAAATTATGCGTGTACAGAATGGATAATAACAGGTGAACGTAATTCTGACCATGTAGTGGTAAAATCTTACGACACTATTAAATGGAGAGCTACAGTTGTCGACGCGGAATTTCCTAACATTTCGTCTATTGTTGTAAAAGACAACAGACTTTATGAGCCATTGGTCACTCTTGATGAAACCCCCAACACACCCGAAGCAAAGAATTACAAAATAGGAAATTTTAAATCTTATGAAGTTTGTCATTCCGCTTCCCTTTCGGTTACAAAAGGTGGAGGAATTGCGGCATATGTATTACCAGATGTTAGTATTTCCCATGTCGACTACACCCGTTTCGGGCGGTCTTTTCCAGATGGACAGTTAATTCAAATAAATAGTATTGACGGGGTGGCCGAAACTCAGCATACTACTAGTACAAATGTTAATGATATAATACAAATAACAAATGGAACAATTATATTATGTGGTGAAAATAAACCATTAATCAAAACGGAGTACTTCAGTGGAGAAGGGTATTCTGACGTTTATTATGATTATGTTAATGATTTTATTAATTTGGCCGAAGGACCCGGTAGCGATGGTCTAACGTTTAAAGAAGCTAGTTCTGTATATAAACCGTCGGGCGGCGGAACAACTTATATAGGAATGACAAAATTTGCAAAAACATTCTATTCATTACATGAAATTAACTTTTCAGAAAATAACTGTCTAGCCATAGGCAAAAACTGGTATGACCCCTCCGACGCCTCCAGGCTACCTAAGGGAGATAAGGGGTCAATAAACGAAATGGAAATGTCAGGTGTTACTTCAGATGGCTTACTAGCATTAAGATACATCCCCGATCCTACAGAATTTACAGATTTAACTCCGGGTTATTATTATTGGAAATTTATTTTCGGTACAGATGATCCAAGTATAAAGGACAATACAACAGGTACTTGGACTATTACTCCATTCAAAACAATTCACGATGTATATACAAATGATAAACGCGAAATTGTCGTGGTTGGAAATCCCAAGGATGGTAAAAGTCCAATTTTTTATGAAAAACCGGACAAGAAGACTTTTAAGACATTCAGAGACGTCTGGTATGAGATACCAATAGAATATCACGGATTTTCCGAAGTTTTATCCGTCTGTTATACAGGAACAAGATGGGTATTCGTCGGTATACCAAATCCAAAATGGATGCTCGACGGAAGTGAAGTTCCAAGCGGCACTTCTGGGGCTATAAATATAAACGATGGAAAAATATTAGCACATACAACAGATTTATTAGACCCAGACACCTGGGAAATTGAAAATTTCGCTCATCAAGATAATGAAAAGCCTTTTAATGTTATTAAACAAACAAACAATACTACTTTAAAATATGAATTTAATAAGAGCTATTTCGATGATGTTAGTTCGTGGCAGGGGAATCACGTCCGACCTGTTAATTATAAAGGAAATTCCGGTGTTATAATAAATGTTTCATTTTACGATGATCGTTTTACTAATCAGGATAGACTACAAGAAAAAGTTTATTTTATGTACGAGGATGGTTCAACGGTTAATATTAATCAAAACTATTCTTTTCCGGAACCTACATTAATTTATAGAAATGAACTTAATAGAACCGGCATCGATGGCGAAGTTTTTCCTTGGACCACTAACGAACACGGAGGAGAACAATTTAGACCAACATGGGAAACTTATATAAATAATGAGATACGCACTCTATTTAACACTGTATATAAACATAATTTTAATCAGTATGTCGTTGATTGTAATGAATCTGGAAAATTCTTTTTAAATCTTTATAATCACCCATATTCAATAGATTATGAAGGTTGGAAAATAACTTACCCATGGGTCAATAGATATAGAAAATTCATAACAACGGATACATTTAGTCTTAGAAATAGGATAGAAGGAAACTGTTACAAAATTGAACAAGTTAAAAATGAAAATTTTATATCGGGCGTAGATTCTGTGAGGTATCTTGCCGTAGGTAAAGGAATAGCATCACCAATAGTACAGTCGGACGACCTTATTAATTGGACAG